TCCGTCTTTAATGTTACTAGCAATAATCTTAGCCTGCTCTGTTGCATCAATTTGAACATGACCAGAGCCGTCATGATAGCCCTGAGGTATTGTAACTACCTGAGCCTTAGCACTAATGTCTTCATCAATAGCGCCACGATTGGGCATAGTACCAGTTAACTGACTGCCTCTTGCGTGCGCCGTCTTTCCGATTAAAATTTCACCCACCAGCGCAGTGTCCTGACTGGTATCTGAATCCTTTGTATTAGTACCAGTAATTGTTGCACCGCTAGCATCATGGGCAGTAACACCGCTCGCAAGATCGGCGGCAGTAATAGTATCTGATGTAAGGTCGATAATAACTTGATCGCCAAATATGACCTTATTAACATTCTGATTGTTAGCCATTTTTATCCTCCAATAATAAATGTAGTGCCACGAGGATTCGCTGTTTCATAATATGGAATCTCGTTAACAACTATGTTTGATAATAACGTTTTATTGCTCGTATTAAGTCTAACAGATTCACGAACAAGTGGAGTTACCACTGTTGGTCCATGATAGATAGGGTATTCTCCACCACCATTACCATATTCCTCAACCTTAAGTTTGATGACAGAATCTTCATCAATCTTAGTCTTAATTGTACGATCCTCTTCTACCGTCAGCGGTATATACACTTCTAATGGGCGCATATTAGATCACCCCTTCTTTAAGGATTCTTCCTACGTCTACATCACAAATATTAGTAGCATAGGCAAGATCTTGCTGATTTCTAAACCTCACTTGCACTTGGCAAATACTGCCGTGCAATTGAAGTGTTTCCTCTTGTGATAAATGGACGGTAATAGTTTTCTCCGCATCATCTATCGTTACGTCTTCAAGAGTTTTAGTAATTTCTACAGTAGCGTCTTTAAACGTAACCCAAAGTTTCGCAAGATTTTCAAGAGACACAGTGGTCTTTAACTTTAGCGTTAGAGTGGGAGTCGTTCCTCTATACATACTTTTACCTCCTTTTACCAGATTGTAAGAAAAAGCACTGCGGGCTGTGACACTCGCAATGCCTAAAGTCATTTTAAAATACTACTCTTCCTCATAGACGAGGCAAGTATATTAAGTATTGAATCTTTTGTTTGATTAGCGTTACGTCTCATTTCAAGACCAATCTGCTGTGCTATGTAATAATTGTATTCCAAACTAGAGAACCTATCCTTACGCATTCCAGCATGCTCTTTCAATTTGACTTTATTATCCACTATTCTACCTTCAAGATTAACCATTTCATTAACCAATGCCGTAGTCTGTGCATATGGCATAAGCAGTTTAACTTTTTCTTCTGTGGTCATTGAAGCATAGCCAGAAATTTTCTTGACCGCCTGCTCGGCGTCATATTCGTTGATGAGCAACGAAAGGTTGCCAGTCTGAATACCAGCACGAAGCGCAGTAGCCATTTCTGAGTTTTCGTTTGCATATGCTTTAATAGTCCACACACATTTATTAGCATTAGGCTCATGACAACGTTCAGCCATAGCGGGATCATTGCAACTACAAAGAGCGTCGTATGTATCTCCCGTCTCGGCATCGTATTGAGTTCTAACGATAGCATCATAAACACTTAAACCAATTCCATTACAGTCCAATACTACATCGGTACATTTGTAATGATAGAAGTACCTCATAAGAATGATACCAATCTCGTCAGCCGTTTTACCTTCAAATGTTTCAATGTAAACAATATGTGAAGCCATACCGTTATTACTTGGAGTCGCTATATTTATTTCCATAGCAGTCGCGTCGTTATTATGTGTCTTACTAGCCATAAGCGCAACGTCCACAGATAACAAACGACGTTCGCCCTCTGCAAGGTCTGGGACATTGATGCCACGCTTTTCGTAAAACTCGAGGGGTAAAAAAGCATTTTTAATTACACGACATCCAGTTATCTCGTCAAATTTATAAAACGCATCTTCAACCTCTCCATAAAACAATGCTTCGCGCTCCATTCTAAATGAAACGGGATCAAAATCAGCCTCAGCCATTTCGTCTTCCACGGCTTCTTTTGAGAAAATACCTTCCTCTATACCAACCTCGTATGGCAATCCACAACAAAAATATCTCTTAGTATCGTCAAGCATAAGTGCGGCATCCGACTTACACTTTTCAAATATCCACGAATTTTTGTAGTGTGCTGAAGTTGCATATATTTCTATATTTCTCTCCTGATATTTAGGATTGTTTTTATATTCAGGAAGATTCATATAATCTGGTTTTCTTAATGATGTTAAGAACTTTTTAAGAACGGTATCTACAATTTTCTTTTTTACCATTCTCGACTCGTCTATTATAACTATGTTAGCACGGTTATGACGAGCGTTGTCACTTGCGGTAACAACCTTAATCCATGATCCATTTTTAAAACTAACATGAGCGTTGTTTATATTCGTAGTGCATTCTTCAACTTCATTTGCTAAATTTCTGCTGCCCCAGTCATGTAATTTCATAAAGTCTTCTTCGATTTTACTTATAACTTCAACAGCCTGTGACTTAACACCAGATGCCACACATACTTTTGTGGCGGGATAAAGAATGCATCTAATTACACAGTATAATGCAATTATATATGTTTTACCCAAACCTCTCGAAGCAATCCAGTTGAACACTGTGCACATATTCATCATATACAATAAGATTTTCTGAAATATGCCTAATTGAACATTCAAAAACTCGGCAGCAAGACGCTGGGGATTTGCACGATAAAATGCCGTCCAAATAGCGACGCCCTCCATCAAATTGTCATACTTGTCCTGTTGTATTTGAGATACGCTCTTTTTATCACTCATCTAAAGCACCGCCATATATTTTATTAAATATGTCTTCTGAATCCTCGTCGCCATTGAATTCAGGACGTGTGGCAGCATACTCACGCATATAATTTTCATATATATTAGAATATCTATTTTTAATTCCTAACATCTTGCATAGATGTCCAAAAAGATACACAGTAATATATAACCCAATTTTGTCAACGTCGGCAAGTTCGGGATCAATTTCTGCCACAGGGCGTGTCTCTTCGAGTTTTTGTATAAGTTGTCCATAAGATTCTACACCACCAGTTACATCCACCTTTGCCTGTCTTGGAGTGATATTACCAGTCTCCATTAACTTTTGCAGTGTGGTAGTAAGTTTATCCGTAGGCTCACCATTAAGTCTAGCCTTATGCAACTCTAATTGTGTAAAAGCGATGTTTTTATAAACTTCTTCCTGAGCCTTAGTATTACATTCATTACGCTCACACCAATCAGAATATTCCTTCTCAAGAAAATACAAGTCGGGAAGTGTATATTCATTTCCAAAATGGTCTTTTGCATTTTTAAAAAACTCGCTGTTTTCATCAAATTCTTCTTCAACTGGACGCTGCTCATAATTCCCAAACTTACTGTCCTTCCACTTTTTGCCTTTCCAATTGGGAAGACTTTGTATGGACGTAATATATATTGCAAAAGGAGATTGATAACTTTTCTTACTAGACACATCGGTCTTCTTATCTTCAACACCCTTAACGCAATTATTATAGAATTCGTCCATATAAGGTTTATCCATAAGTTCAAGAACTTTCATTACGCTTTCCCTTGTTTCATTGGGCGGATCAGACTCACGTTTTCTCTGCTCCACCATCATTTGAACACATTCTTTACAAATCGGAAAATATCCAGCCTTAAAACGATCATCTCTGTAAAAGCCAGTGTGCTGTCCAGTATTACGTTTCCACTGATCACACTTAGGACAATACATAATGTCGCAGTCTAACATTTTATTATAAGTGTCAGCAAACTTTGTATACAACTTACGCATGTCTGCGACACCGATTTTAGCCTCGTCTCCCAGAGGTGCGGGTTGTAAATTCGTTGCCATCTTTATTCTCCTTTTTTATCTTTTGTAATCAAGAATTTAATAATAAATACATATTTGCCTTTTATTCAGCATACCCCAATGTGCTACTGTTTGTCGTACTAATGAGAACATAAGTCTGAGCGACGGTTTGCAAGTATCCGCACTTCTTATGCTAGGCTCCTCACGGAACCCCGAAACTCATGAGGGAATGATACCCCCAGCCTTCACCCATCATTCAGAAGTTAGATGTACTATAATATCATCCAAAAGATTCTTGACGCCTTGGGCTACAAGCGATGCGTGCTCATGTTATACTTCGTATTTCTACGATCTCACGGCGAATAGCCTTGGTTGGTGGTTCCAACAGAGCCATATAGTTTACCAGACTATAGGATACTGGATTCTTCTATCCTTTCGAGATAGCGTCTATTACGGCTACCACAAGCACATCATACTAACATCACACAATTGTAATACGACCCTCGCGTCAACCTAACTGTTGTACGGCTCTTCGTCATTCACAATCAGAAGAATTAATGTTATCAAAGGCATCCCTATCATAACATTTTTTGACTTTGGAGGACTTACCTCTGCCTCCTAGGGGGTCTCTCGGCAAGACTGACAGTCTCTCTTGCACCGAGTTAACACATATTTATTATTAAATTGACGACCTATTCTGAGCGGGTCGTCACCGCTTTGACAGTTTATGGGACTTCATATCCCTATGAAGCCAGAAGGATAGTAAGGATTTGCACCCTACTCTAAAAACTATAATCCCTAATAAATAAAAGTGGCGGGGAATTCTCCCCGCCTTCTGTAAATATTGATGCCCTATAGGCACTGTAGCGGCAATATCAGGTTGCGAACCTATATATCGCCTGTACGCCCGTTTAACGTCACCGCGCAAGACGCATGTCGTTGCCGACAAGAAATTATATTGACTCGGGCGAGGGATGTCACCCTCAACTTATTCGTTCGTAAAATTTTGCCCTTGGTTACTCCACGCCAATATAATATAGAGATGGGTTCGCCTTAGGTATCTCTCCGTTCGGTACATCCCCACATTTTTTGCGCCCCCTTCACCACTAGGACAGCGGTGAAAGGAACGCATTTACGGAAGGAAAAATCAATTTAATGTAATTGGATGCAGAGAAACAATTCCTCCGTCGTCCACAACTACCGCCATTTGTTCGGGATTGCCACTTATACGCTTTGACACAGTATAGTCGTCTCCCGTTCCGCATAAACTTCCGCTACGGATAATTTTTATATTACTAATATTCTGGTAGGAATTATTATGAAGATGACCATAAAAGATTCCTTCCACGGTATGACCAATCATTAATACAAGTTTTGCAACTCCAGACTGATCAAATGAGTCAAAGTCTCCGTGTACTACAAGATACTCTTTTCCTCTAACTTCAATACTTCCAATTGTAGGATCATAATTAAACTCGTCTATAAAGACAATGTTGTCTATATGTTCAAGTTTAGCCTTAAGATACCAAGGAATTAATGAATCAAGTCTTTCATTGCGAAGTACATTTTCCTTAAGATTAATACGGGAATGATTTCCGCTTACACTATTTACAAACACGTTTTCAAAATGCTTGCTAAGTTCGTACAGAAAATCTGAAACAAGTTCAGAAGCCTTTACTACTTGCTCTACCGCATTTTCTCTGTTCTGTAACTGTACGGTAAGATGGATGTTTCCACTGATCATATCTCCCATTAAAAGAACGTAAGCGTTCTTCGCAGAATTACGCTTTTGAATCTTGATAAGTTGAGCGAGATATTCGTCAAGTCTTTCTTTGGCTACGACACTATTGTAAGACCCAGTGTCCTGACCGATGTGCAAATCAGATAAACATATAATCATATCCGTGTCACTATCAATGGTCTTTACAACATTTGGCTTATATTTCTCTTTTCCAGTTTCGGAAATCTTTCTCTCAAGGAGAGCGACGTCCTCTTCTATCCTAGCCTCATCCCTCTTTACCTTCATAAGAGCAGCACGTTCGTCAAACAACTTCTGCTTCTCTTTTCTGATATCTGCGATCTTACTATCCATGGAAGAAACTGGGCGCTTATCGTCCATAAACCTCTTAACCATATAACCGCCAAATACTGTTCCGTTAGCCTTTCTAAGAACGTCGGTTGCAAGAGGTATATTATACTTATCCTTAAGTTCTTCCCATTCGATATCTAAAACTCCGTCAAGTTTATCGGCTATATCCGAAAGACAATTCTCATAGTCTTCTACGGACATCCCTATCTTCTCAAGTTCCTTTTCTAAGTTTTCCATTTTTCTCCTCTTAATCTTTAAAGATTTGCTTTAGCGTAATATCTTCGCCAATAATCTTATGTACTATTCCGTATTCTTTAGCCTTATCGGCATACATATAAAGTTCCCTGCTCTCATTCTTATCATATGTCTTTTCGTCCATATCACTTCTCTCGAGAACATACTGCTTAATTCTTTCATTCATGTCATCAAAGAACGCCATCGTATCCTTAGCCTTTGTCGCATTATTTGAAAGTTCTATTTCTCCATCATGCTGAAGGAATACGCTATTGTTAAATGCATATCTCTCGTCTGCTGCCAGATAAATAAGGTATGCCGCTGACGCAATGATCCCCAATCCAACAACCCTAACAGGGGTCTCCGATGCCTGTATGGCATCTATTATTGGATTAGCCGATTGTACGTATCCGCCATAACTATGAATGAAGATAGTAATAGGCTTACGGTCTTTCTTGCCAAGACATACGTCGTCAATATTCCACTTAATTATCCAAGTTACAATATCATCAACCGTCTTGTCTTCAATGTCCTGATTTAAAATTAATATTCTGTTTTTTAAAAAATCTTCGTATAATTCATTAAATACTTCAGGTTTTCTATTATCTAATACAAAAGTAATTTCATTTTGTTCCATTTTATTTCTCCTTCCCTGTCCGCGCGAAAGAGTTATAGCAGAATTGCCACACCTCTTTCATACGCAGACTTTTGTTATTTAGTAAGAATGTGTCAACCATGCGGTTTGTAGACCACAAGATATAGTTAGGGGTTCCCAAAAATCACTCATTTTGTAGGTTTTTTGAAAAACATTTGAGTAACGCTTCGGGATTTACCTCATACAAAATCCTTAACAAGATTGATCTATTCTTATTTAATTTGCTCTTTAGCCCAGCGGTATTCGCCTCAAGTTGTGGAGTCATTATAAAAGCACGATCAAGCAACCAACTGAACAATCCTATGTACTTACTTGGAAGGGCTATGCGCCTTATATCGTCAACCAACTGTTCAAAATCTTCCCTAAGAAGAAGATATGAATCTAGGTCTATTGGCTCGTCCTCCTTGTCTATCCTACTGCCCAATAATTCAAGTTGGTACTTCTCTATCAAATCTTCCACATTGCGCGAAGCCTTTTTGCTCATATCTAACGGAAATTTCTGGAAGAAGTTTGATGTGGGGATTGTTTCCGTATCTGGCTTATAAGATTCAAACTCCATCTTATAAAGCCTACACATAGGGGAATCAAGTTTATAATTAATTCTACTTGATGGGAATCCCTTTCTTATCTGCTGCCAGAAGGGCGGATACTTATTATCCTTAATCCCTATATCGTTCCTTATTCTTTTAATCTCGTTAGTTATATCTACCGCAAATGTACGTTTACTACTGTCTATCGCCGCCTGTGCCAATACCGCCAATATACAAGCATAATCTTTATATTTCTGATCGCTATAGTTATAGGTATATGTCAAGCATATCTGAGCCAAGTTACTAGATTCTCCAATGTTTCTTTGGCTCGCACTTAATGCGTTGTCCATTTGGGCAAAAGCCTCCATCGTCGAATCATAACTCTTTTTGCTCTTTGGTATATTATTAACAATGGTCGGATAAACCTGATAACAATACCTAGCATGCTCCACTATGGCGGGCGCATTGGTTGTATATATTGAATCAGAGTCCTGATCGCTACCGTTGTTTCTGTCGCAGAAACTAGTTCCTTGCAGATTAACGGCTATACATAACTTGCCAAGCCTAAAGTATTTTTTAATAAGCGGATGTAATCTATTGTGCAGATACCCCAAATTATTTTGAGAATTAAAGGGGTTTCTAAACTCAGCCAAATACTCGCCGTCCTCGAACCTTTCCGAATAGCACTGTATTGCATCCTCTTCTACATCAAACGTACAGTCCTTACTTACGTCCTCGCCCACGGAATGTAAAAGCATTGCATAGGGGCTACCACATATCGTAAGGTTGTCGGCGTTCTGCAAAAGTTTTCCAGTCTTTACGCTCATTGTATAATCATAAATTATCTTCTTCTTACGTTCTCTGAAATACTCACTCTGCTCAAACGTATGATCCTGTGTCCATATTGCCAACATAGCCTCGTAATCGTTTGAGAAGTTTGCATTCTTGCGTAAGAAATCAAGATATGTATTTAGATCGGTCTTGAGCGCCTTTACATATTCTCTGGTTGGTGCACTCACTTCGTCTATCGAATCGTTGTTTAGCGAGTTGACCATCTGATATGACATACGCTGTACGTCTCCGTACTTACTGGGGTGTGCGGTTTTGACGATTCCGAACATTGATCCATTCTCGCGCACCTTCTCGCACCACTGCTCATATGTTACATCATACTTAATCCACTTACAAGCATTATTGGTGGTAATCACTTTGACGTTTTTAGCCAAGTGTTTATTGCCCCACATATCCGTCAGGTAGGCATCGTCGTACTTGTCGCCAAAATAATCTTTTAAAAAGCCCTGTATATCCGTTGCAAACGCGGCGGCTTTTGTGAAATGTTGTCGCAACAGTACATATCCGTTAGTCCACTTAGGACAAATAGATAAATCTATCAACGCCTGTCCGTCAAACATATCACATCCCAACGTATAATCTCTGCGATATACAGCCTTACACTGATTATTTTCAACCTCAACACTTACCACGTTGGTCTTAAATTCAGACTTTACGTCATTGAGTATTACTATGTCTTCTGGATTAATTTCAATCTTATCGATTATTGTGGAAGTTACCAGTGAGGTATACGCTCCGAACTCTGTTATTGGCGCATCATGCTTTGGTAGTTTCAGCCCCATATACAAAAAGTCGTGAG